TTTTTCCAAATTGTTTATCTAGTTCATCTAGATGCTGAGGGTGTTCACCGATCCCAACCGGATTTTCTAAATACACTTTAATAATTGCATGTGCGGCTGAAACGTCCGCTTCATATCTAGCTTCTAACGCATCTAATAAAGCTTGTCTCACTAGCAATTCCACTTTCTAAGTGATTTAGATAATCTATCTTCACCAGTATTGTTACTAGCTTTTTGTCTCTTTCTCATACCAGTCATTCTAGCACAAAACGAAGTTCTACGTTTAGCGGCTTTAGAACCTTTTTTTAATTTTGATGGTTTAGTAGTTACTGCTGTTTTTAATTTGGAACCAGGGTTCGCTGCTCTGTAAGATGCAACACCTTTTTTATTAAGTCCACCTGATTTAGACTTACCTTCTTTTCGTGTCCATGCGGCACTAGCCATTAACTTTTCCTAATTACTTTTTTTAGGACTTTGGCTTGACTTGCGTGTAACTTAGAAGCTTTTTTTAAACCTTTAATTACTTTTTTTACTTTCTTTATTTTTTTAAACATTATTTTTTCTTTTTAGGTTTCTTAGCTGTCTTAGCTGATCTAACAAAATTTGCTTTTGTTGGTGCGCCTTTAGCTCCAGGTTTTCTCATAGTCTCACCTGAACCTGCCTTGATTCTTTTACGTTTAGCCTGGATGTTAGCATATAAACCACGTTTTGCCATGTTATTTCTCCTCTAGTACTTTGTTGCAATCTAAACAATACTCTACTACTTTTTTAGTATGAGTATTTAAATGTTCACACATAGATTGAGTTGTGCAAGCACATCTTCTTCCAAAGATTTTTTCAATAAGTTTTTTAAGCATTTTTCTTTTTAGTTTTAGGTATAACACCTTTAGCCATTAAGATATCTTTTTTAGTAATTTTGCCATCACCTGAATGATCTGGGAATTTACTTTTCTTCTTCTTCATTTTCTTTTTAACAGATCCACCTTTTGCATACATAGCTCCGCCTTCCATACCCATATCAGATGGATAGTAACCAGAAGCCATATCTTGTCTTGCCATAGCTGGATTCATAGAACCACCCATATTTTTTTTAGCTCTTCCGCCATTCATTAATTTTTGTCTGTTTGGATTCGTTTGTGTATTATAGTTTCTATTTGACATTATCTAATCACCTTTCCACCACCACGTAGTGCTTTACCGATTGATTTTGGTTTACTTTTTTTACCAGCTCTTCCGCCTTTAGACATATAATCTACTATCCCCGGCATAAATTGTTTTCTTTTTTGTCCCATATCTCTAGATAGGTTTCCAGGCATTGTATCGTCATTATATGCATCGTTAGATGTCATAGCTTTGATTGCTTTTGCATTTGTGCTATTTCTTCCTTTTCCGCTTAAAAGTTTTGCTGCAAGCAGCGCACCTCCAATACCTAATGCAGGTTTAGCAACTTTTTTTAAAGTCTTTTTAATTTTTTTTAGTATGCCCATAATAATTTTTCTCCAAGTTACTTATTCTTTATCAGATGTGTCGCCTTAAGTCCATAGACAGAAGCAATGACACCTACAAAAATTGTTTGATACCATAACGGTAAATTTCCAAAGTGGATGAAGAATAACTCCATTTTTTCCATATGTACAGGATTATCTGACCATACTGACCATCCCAACATTACGATAGGGACCGACAGTAAAAGCAAAATAAATTCGTCCTTCCAATCTGATTGTCTAGATTCTAAGAGTTTACCTTGGTAAGCTTCCTTACCTTCAGCCATTCTAGATGCGTGCATTAACTGAGCATCAGACATAGCCATCTTAGTTCTTTGTTTGTTAGCGTATATTTTACTACCTGCAGAAACGGCTAATTTAATTGCCGATAACCACATGAGTTAGTACCACTTAACGGAAGATTTCTTAGATGCTAGCATTCTCTTTTGGCCACCAACTTTATTAATAGTCGGTTCTCCTAAAGGTACTTTAATCTCTACTCCGCCAGTTGCAAATCCATCTGAATTAGTTGTACATGTATTAGTTGCATCCGCTCTAGGTGTATCTGATACAACTGGTCCAACGTAGTTTGGATTGTTTTTTGTAAAAAATGTTTTTGGTTTCATATTTTTCTCCTATGCTATTATTGTATACTATCTTCGAGGACCTTTCAAGATCCTAACGTCCATTTGTTTCATAAGGTCATTTTCTCTTTTAGAGTCAATACCCATCTGTGTTTTAGTCAATGAAGTGTCTGCTCTAAGTTCTGCTAACTCTTCATTTTGTTCTAATTTCTCGTCAAACTGTTGTTGACCCATCATTTGTTTAGATCTTTCCATATTTATTCTATCTTCTGACTCTTTTCTCTCTGCTTCGTCATTCATAGCCTTTAAATCTAGTTCTCTAGCTTTTAATTTAGCAATTGGGTCGCCACCATACTCTCCAGTAATTTTTGCTTCCTCATTTTTAAACTCTTCAGTAGATTCTGCAATTAATTTAGCTTTTCTAGATTCTAAACTCATTGATAGAGACATCATCTGTTGTTGCATTTGTTGATTTTGTGCCATCTGAGGATTTTGTTGCATCATTTGTTGCATTTGCATTAATTGTGCAATCTCTTCTCTAAATTCTACCTCTAATTGCTCTTGTGCCATTAAAGAAATGTGTTCAAAGATGTTTTTTTCTAAAGTTGCCATGACAACCGGTGAATTTCTTGCAACATTACTAGCCATAAAGTTTAAATGGGTTGTAATATGCGCTTGGTGATCTTGACCTTTAAATGCTTGAAACGGTTTATTAGACATTGCTAAAATATTTTCAGTAGCAGGGTCCATTGGACTAGGTTCTTGTGGTGGTGGTAAGATTGCATCAATATTTTTTACACCAATTGCTTCATACATGTGTCTGTAAGCTTCATATAGATTATGCATTTGAGGATTAGATTGTGCAAGTTGTAATTCTGTTTGTGCCATTGATATTCTTTGTGATTGAGAAAAAATATTTGGGTCTGCAACAGGAATAATATCTATCTTTTCATCAAAATCTGCAACTTTAATATTTTTTTGTCCACCAACAACATCATATGGATATTCAGGTGGTAGATAAGTTTTAAAAACTCCTGCCAATAAATTAAATTCACTTTTCATCGCTACATATAATCTTTTATGTATTGCTGACATGACTCTTGAACCACGTTCTAATAGAGCTATAGTCGTTCCAACAGCCGCCTGTTGATTGCCATCCCCGACTTGCATGTCAGCGATGGAGGCAAATCTTTGCCCTGCCGCAACTACCGTACCCATCAACTGCAATAAAGTCTGTGATGGTTCTTTAAATGGTAGGGGCATAAATGCATCTTTGATGTTTCCACCAGGTGCATCGACATCTCTGAATTCTCCGGGCTGTATTGACTGAGCCTCATCTCTAACACGTATTCCACGTTGTTTAAATCCTGAAGGCAAGTTACTTAAAGTACCTGCGTCCAATAATTGTCTTAATGCAGTGGTTGCTGTTCTAGACAAACCACCAATCATATGAATTAAACCAAAACCATAAAAACCCATTCCAGGTAGAAATTTAAAGTGAACAAAATAATCTTGTCTCTTTTTAGTAGGATCTCCTACTGCATAGTTTCTTCTAATTGATAATACTTCTCTACTTCCAAGTTCTATTGTTACAATATATGGAAGTTTAATTCCCGTGTCTTCTCCAGTAGAATCTTTGTCTTCAAAACCTTCTAAATCTAAATCAGTGTGTATTTCTAAAATAGTAAATATATCTTCATCTCTAGTTCTCTTGACACCCTCTAATTCTCTCTCTTTTTTTTCTACTTCTGTTTCTTCATTGTAGCCAGGTGTAAGTTCTATATCAACATAGAAACCCGATACTTGTTTTTTTCTTAAATCATTTTCTGACATTTTAATGACATGAATAATAGCTTCTGCATCTTGCAATGAAGTTGCCGTATAGGGAACTAACAGGTCATCAGCTGGGACAAACTTTGAAACGGCTCTTCCAAGTAGTTCATCGTAATAAACTTTCTTAAACGAAGAGCCGCTAAGAGGGAGATAAAAAAGCATTTGATCGAACTCGGGTTCATACTCTT